GTTGAACCAGCGGATCTACTACTCCCGCAAGAAACTTGTCATTGGCCTCAGTTTGAAAAACTTTAGGCAGCAGTTCTACTGATTTTCTTATAGGTAGCTTGCTGAAAGGAAAAAATTTATCTGACATAGTTAATAGGTAGAAGATACCACACTGGTTATAGCAGAACCGATTTCAGCTGCTGTGATAGCCGTGACTATTTCAACATCTTGGACTGTGGCACCGCTGATTAGGATTTCATCGACTCTGCTCTGTATCTCAAACAGACTACCAAATGACTGACTGCTTTGTTTAGGACAGATAACAATGTTGCTGATGTCTGGAGCAGTGGAATTTAATATGTAGGTAGTAAGTTCTCCCATATAGAACCTATCTCCAAAGTCCCAGTTGCTGATGTCAAAGAATGCATTTATGGCTGCAATGACTCGCACTTTAAGATCATTGTCATTGATGGACTGTCCGGGATTCTTAACCACCTTGAACGTGGCCTGTAACTTAGCATCTGCTTTTGAACCAAACAGCACTTTGTATTTTACAGTGTGATAAATGATTTCATCGCTGATAGATTTGATTGCTGATAAACTAGCACCAAATGTAGTTCTTAAACTATCTGTGCTAGGAGGCTCTGGAGCCTCCGCAGACCCACCTGCCAGATAAATCCTGTAGGATTCGTCATAAGATCTGGTCAATAAAAATATATCAATAATATTGCTAGAACTAGGATCTATCCTGCGATCAACGCTGGCATTATGGATGTATTGAAATTTTAGATTCCTTCGACCAATATTGGCTCTGTACGATCTATCAAGATCAAATGTATTAGTGGTTCGATTCACTGCTTTCACTGCATCTTCATCGATTGTGTAAAAATAAATTAACTGTCCATCAGGGTAGGTTGTGGTATCAGTAAAATCAACCACAGATTCTTTTTCTCTGATCAATATCAAATCGTCTGAATTGTCTACCAATTGATAAATTGTGGTGCCATACTGGTCCACAGTTTCTTTGAAGAACAGATAATTTAATGCTAGATCTGTGCCTACTATCTGTTCAAATGAATCTGGATTATCTATAACTCCGTCGTCGTCGCTGTCTTGAAAACTCAATTTTATTTCTGTGGTGCTTTCATATCCGTCATCGAATTTTATAGTGTCACTGATTTCAAAGGCAATATCTTGCCGTAATTCTGTGACAAAACCGCTGTCGGTATTGATACCAAGAACTTTGACCTGATCCTTGACCACTGCACCTAGCTGATCGTTGTAGCGTTTTTCATTGGTGTCAAAATAAAAGCGGTTCTGTGTCACACTGCCAAACACATAACTTAGGCGTCGAATCCTTATGTTATATCTGTCTGCTTCCTTGACAAAGGCCACTAGCCATGAGCTATCTGCGTTGGTATTGGTCACGTCACCTGATTTACCTAGACTGAAATCACTAACTAGATTGATGTTTGTAGCTGTGACGATTTTCCAGGTTGACAAAACTGATTCATATCTCAATCCAAAATTTAAATTCTGAGCGCATTGGTTAACTATTTCTGTTTCTAACGCAGCATCTAAATCATTGATAAATCTAGGCACAATACGATTTGCCACTGCACCTGTAGGAACTGCATCGCTAAAAGTCACTGCTCCTAGACCATTGGTTAGCACACCTCTTCCAGCATTAGTACCGTCGCCTGACACAGACACTACCTTGGTCCATTTAAAAGTGGTAGCTCCTGGGTGATCGGGTAGTCCTGCCATCAATGTGCCATTGGGCATAAAATGGAAACCTGCAGGTGCTGTGAATTTAATCAATGCTCCGCTGAGCAGATATTTCAAACTAGAAGTAGAATACGTACCTACTTTTAACAGTGAGTTATCCACCACATTCTTGAAATAACCTGTGGGAGTCGCGGTGGTCACACTCTGCCACACTGTGTTGGCATCTGTGAAAAGAATACGATCAAATTTTGTAAAATAAAAATTATACACATCAGGATCTGTGAATTTTGGTTCAAGGCTCTGGCGGATAAAATTAATAACATCGATCCTGCTGTCAAATCTAAATCCCAGTGTTTCTTCACTTTCTTGCTTGTAGATATATCCGTCGTCACAGAACACATTGATGCTGGAATATTTCCCAGATGCATCAATTATATCAAAATTTCTACTGATACCACTGGATGTTCTATTGATTGATTTTATCTTGACTATGTTTTGACTGCTGCTCAATGGTGCGAGATTATAATCTTCAGCCGTTATCATGCGATTCTGTGTGTAATAGACCGCAGGAGCATTGGTTCTCACCGAATCTATGCTTTCAGTTGCAGCTGAGTTCGCCACTGTGGACTGAAGAGCCAGTCCCACTGTCAGTGTGTGATCTACACCCGATTTATTGAAATAACTGATACCAATGTTTATACCTCTCAGTTCATTAGGACTGATGGTGTATGATAAGCCGTTGCTGGTTCTATAAAATACCCTGAAAGATCCCTGTGGTAGATTACCGTAGACTCCGTCGGCGAACACCAAATCAACTGTGTCATTTTCTTTGGTGTTGACCGCATATATGTTTCTTATATCCTGTTCTACACTGTTGTAGGCTATGTTGTTGCCCACTAATGTAGACACCTTAGTCCACTCTTCTAACTGTGCGCCTGCGCTGTTTAATGAAAATAACCACACATCGTCGTTGTTGATATCAGCAGCATCGATAGCGATTTTTTCATTAGGCGTCGGAACACCTATGCCAAAATCAGCTAGAGCCAGTGTGCCTTGTTTAAACATCAAGAAAAATCCTGTGTTAGGACTTGCTGGTCCGGTTCCGTCGTTTCTATACACAAACCCCAGTTGGTTGCCGGGCACTGGCGGTTCTTCGTAGATGTTTTCGCTGTTCTTAAATGCTGTGGAAACTAATTCAAACAGCATACCTCTGGCTGCCACAGTTTTACTGAAACTATATATAGGCACATCTGTGCTGGTGGTTCTAAATCTATACTGTTCTGTAGGTATGCCTTGGATAGTGGCCGAACCTTGGCTGCGGCCGAATTCTGTGTTATCTGCCATGGCAGAATTCAGCACTAAGATAAACTGCTCTAACCAATTGGTATTGGTGGGATCATTCCAACTAATTATTTGCTGTGCGAGATTTCTACCGTTGCTGTCTACAATATCTTCTGTAGTAGATACCGAAGTAAATTTTAATAGACCTTTAGCAGCTATGTTTCTCTTGGCATTGTAGCTGAGCATGCGAGCAATACGTAACACGCTTTCTTTGGTCTCAGCCAGTTCAATGAAGTTTTCTCTGCTGGCTAGATCAATGCGAAATGCTAGACTCTGCCCTAGGAATGCCACTGCATCGATTAGAGCTAGATATTCAGATGACTCGATATAGTCGTTGAAATCTTCGGGATAATTTTCACGCAGATATGTAATAATGACCCTGCGCAGATTCTCAAAGTCGTATGATTTAAAATCAGCATTTCTAAATGTCTGATAGATTCTAGTCCAGTCTTGGTTTAGAATAAGATTATTTTGTCTGCTGGTAGTGGTCATTTCAAGTCCCTATGCCAATATTTATGTTATAAAATAAACTGGTCATATTATGATGTTATTGGCTTTATCGAAATCAAAGGTCATGCGTTCATTTACGTTGAAAGGAATGTACACTATGTCGGCCTGTATGCGAATTCCTTGATCTGTGCTGTCTATGGTAACAGTATTAACTGAGATTCTCGGATCATAATTTATTATGGCTTCAACATCTTTGGCGATAATCTGCTTGACGTCTTCGGTGAAATTTTCAAACAGCATGTCCCAGATCACTGTGCCGAAATCTGGATTTTCTAGTTTCTCTCCTTTACGGATGTAGAAATGATTGATCAGATCCTGTTTGACCAAATCAATATCATAGAGTCTATAATTCTTAGAACTCTGCTTGCTGTCAAAGCCTTTGTATAAAAATACACCCTGACTTTCTGTTGTAACCGCTGTGGTATTGGCCACTGATTTTTGATTGTACAGTTGATTTGCCATGACTAAACGTCCCTATCTGTGTTATCAGGAGTAAGTTGTGCAGGAGCTAGATGCTCATGCAGAGGCCAAGGTTCGTGCATAGGAATTCGTTTCATAAAACTCTTCACTATGCCTGACTGATATCTCTTGGCCCACCCTGCTGTGGTGCTAGTTGCTACATTGTCTCTGAGATCGTAGGGTCTAACAAAATCTGCTGGTTCAGCAGTTTCAGCATTGTTAGGTCCGTTGAGATTGATTTTTGCGCCATTCATTTTTAGTTCGGATGTGGAACCTAGGCTGATATCTCCGGTAGCAGAAACTTTGAGTTCTGTGTTGGTAGCTATATCCATATCATTGTTGGCTGAAATCTTGAGTTTGGCCCCAACTAGGATATCACTGTTAGCTCCCACGGTGAGCTTGGCATCGTTGTTGATCAAGAACTCCATGTCGGTGGCTATTTCCGCATGCCATTTGCCTGATTCTGTTCTAAAATTCATGTTACGGCCCGCTTCAAAATTAATGTCTCTGTCAGCACGTATGTTGAGATCGGTACCGGTATGTATGCTAACGCTGTCTTGAGCATAGATATCTATCTTACCATTGCTGGTCATTTCAATCCAAGCAGTGCCTCTGGCATTGCCTATGTAGATCAAATCCTCGCTGTTGTGTAACAGTATCTGATGTCCGGTTCTAGTCCTCACTCTGAAATATTCATTGTAAGGCACCGTAGGCTCACCTTGTGAAATTCTACGCTGAACTTCCGGATCTAGCAGATCAACGTATTTTACTGGGCCTTCTGCAGCAGTTTTTTCTCTGTGATATCTGTCATCCCCATCATCCATAACTAATTGTGTGCCGCCGAGTCTGCTGATAGGAAGTGGTGCAGACTTGCTGTCTTTTTTGCCTATCACTGCTTTTTTTGCATTGGTTCTACGATCTACTGGCCCTGGGGTTGAAATGCCAAATACCATACCAGGCAGTTCTCTTCTAGGCGATGATGACGATGTTCCACGAACATCATCTTCTAGCAATCCTTGTTCTAGAAATCTATCAGCGATAGGATGTACAACTCTGGGAATTTTTTCTGGATCTATTTCTTGTTTCTCACCATTGATACGTTTGTTTATTTCTGCCACAGGCAGTGGCAATTTAGTATTGCCATATCTTGTTTTATCGGCAGAATCTAAGGCATTGATCTTAGATCCGGCAATAGCAGGTACCATGTTGTTGATATATCGACCCGGCACACAGGCAAACCAATAGCCTTGGCTAGGGTCTCCGTCCACGAACAACACCAACACATTGACTCCCACATCCGGTGGAACGAACCACATGCCATAACTCTTCTGGGTGTCGTTAAATCCTTCTAGAGTAGATTGTGTGCCGTCATTCTTGCCCATGTATTCAAACCCCGTGTATCCGAAGAAAGGCGGTGCGTATTTTACTATGTGTAGCTGACTGTCATCGCCGGGGTCATTGCCTTGATCTTTTATCAGAGTAACTTCTAGAGCTCCCATAAATGTAGGATCGAGATGGCTGATCACCCTAGCAAGATATATACCTTGAGTAAGCCCCCCTGATTTTCCTTCACCTTCTGCTGATGGTCTTCCTAATTCTGCCATTTATTATCCTTGTCCTAGATCTCTGTAATATTTAAAACCTGTTCTAGGTGGTGCTTGATTGCTGGTGGTTTTAGTTTTAGATGTGCCGTCTGTGTTAGAATTCTGTGTTCCGTTAGTGGAGGCTAATTGGGTAGTGGGATTACCATCTTCTATGGGGCTGGTCTTGGGTGCTTCCTGTTCTTTGATTTCTATGGCTCCGGCATCTGTTGGTGTAACTGTACCTGTTTTGTCTTCTTCGGTGATTTCTGGTCCTTGCGGTCCTGGCATCCTAATACATCTGAGTTTCTGTTTCCACTGCCCGTCCACAAAGGTGTTTTCGCACATCACTACTCGGTATATGCCGCCGAATGGACTTTCTTTGCCTGCCTGCGAAAAATCATACAGTCCAGTTGTTTCATTAATATCGGTCGGAGTTAGGAATGTTAGATAGATGTATATGTTGCCACTTTCATAGTTCATCGTACCGTCGTTGGTTATCTGACTGGTAGAAGAAGGAGCATCTGCAAAATAGTTGGCAATTCCGCTGTCTATGATCCAATATGGATCTCCCATGATTTCTAGATTAACTGTGACCATGTCAGCACTGTTGCCGCTGAGGAACGCCTGTTGAAAGTTTTCTGCA